AACAAGAAAAGGATATGACTATCAACCTATTTGGTGAGTACGAACAAGGGAGTAAATTCACAATCAGAAATCAAGCTGATTATGAAAACTACCAATTCAAGTATGATAAGTCATTTCTAACACGCATCAATGGTGAGATGTGTATATACAACACGTTGAAAATCATTGAGCGGTATCAACCTAAAGTATTCGTGATTGAAAACCCAGCATATGGGCGGATATGGGAATACATCAAAAATGTAATAGGGTTCGATGTTCCTTATGATAATTTAACCTATTACAACAACTACGATTACCCAGTTAAGAAACCAACTAAATTTGGTAGTAATATCGATTTAAAGTTATTAAATGACAATATAAAGTCTAATTTACGATGGGCAGACTTAAAAAGTAATGGTAATCGATATAACACAAGGTCAAATATTCCGTTGGATTTAGTAAAAGATATTTTAAAACGATGTGAACAATATGTAGAGGGGTGAGTGTTTGACAGAGCAAGATATTCAATATGCGTTAGGGCAACATTTGTTTCTTAAAAATATATGCATACCTAATGTAATGATGAGGGATAGCGGAAAGCCGCCTTATGAGGCTGACTTTGTATACTTCAATCTAAACACTTTGCACTTAACAGAAGTTGAAATCAAAACGGATATAAATGATTTCAGAAATGATTTCAAGAAAGCACGTTATCACGATAATCACAATGTGATGTATCTGTATTACGCAATACCAAGAGATTTGTATGATGATCATTATGAAACGATTGATGAATTACTTGGTGATGCTGGTCTAATCTTAATTGATGAAATAGATACATTTGATTTTAGAGGCAATATTTATGAGTTTGGTGGCTTTGTAAAAAAGGCTAAACGAATAAAGGGTTCTGTTAAGTTAAATGAACAAGAAAAAGAATATTATATGCGAATTGGGTGTATGAAGTGGGTGAATAGATAATGCCAATAAATAGCAAACAAAAAGGTGCTAGAGGCGAACGAATGTGGCGTGATGTATGTAAGTCGCATGGGTTCGATAAAGTCCGAAGAACTGCACAATATTGCGGTAAAACAGGTGATGCAGCTGATTGTATAGGGTTACCAAACATCCACCAAGAAGTTAAGTGTGTAGAAAAGCTAAATGTATATGATGCATATAATCAAGCCAATAGGGATGCAAAAGTTGCTGGCAAAGGAGAAATACCTATAGTTGCATGGAAAAGAAAGTATAAGCCGTTTTTAGTTGTAATGAGTGCGGACGATTTCTTCCGCATTTATAGAGAGAGTGAATGGAGTAACGAGAATGGCAATTAATATGAGTGAGTTTGTGCCTGATAATAACCTTAATTGGTTAGCATTAGCAGCGTGTGTATATGGAAACATAACTGCTGGCAAGGCGTTATGTTGCTTAGGGTTAGTAGGAACTAAACCGCAAAAGCAAAAATCTTATACACGTGTAAGTGAATTAGATAAAAATTCACTATTAAAAATGCATCAATCTGGAATGTCATTAAATCAAATTAGTTTACGAGTTGGTGCAAATTACAAAACAATCAAACGTGCATTGATTAATAGTGGGGTGGAATTTTGAGAGAAAGCATGAAAGTAAAGTTAGTAAGTGAGTATGCACAACTACCAACAAGAGGTAGTGAAGATGCAGCTGGGTTAGATTTGTATTGTCCGTTTCATATCAAAGTACCTGCTGATAGTCAGAAGAAAATACCACTAGGGATAGCAGTTGAAATTCCCAAAGGTCATATGGGGTTATTAGTGCCTAGAAGTAGCATGAGTAAAACACCTCTAAGATGTGCAAATAGTGTAGGTATTATTGATGCTGATTATCGAGGTGAACTAAGCATTGCATATGAAAACATATCTTGTAGCGATTACATGATATTTAGAGGTGATCGCATCGCACAATTAATCATCGTACCAGTAGCAATGGTAGATGTAGTAGAGGTAGATGAATTAAGCGAAACAGAACGTGGTTCTGGCGGTTATGGTAGTACTGGAAAATGATTAAACAAGCGTTGATAAGTGGTGCTAAATCTGATGAATGGTATACACCTGTTGAAGTTGTGAGAACAATGCTTGATGTATATCCACCTAAAAATGGTGATAGGGTGTTGATGCCATTCGATACAGATAAGAGCAATTTTGTAAAAGTAATAACAAAAGAATATGACGAAAACGCAGTATATGGAATAACTGATTTTATGACTAACACATATGATTTTGATTACTTAATTACAAATCCACCTTATAGTAACAAGGATGAAATTATAGCAAGATGCATAGAAAGTGGTAAGCCTTGTGTACTGGTATTACCCATTGATGCATTGGGGGGGGTACAAAGACACAAACTATATAGCAAAACAAACATAAGTGTCTATGTGCCTACAAAAAGAATTAAGTTCATAAGTGAAAATGGTGAACATAAAAAATCGCCAGCAAATCATAGCGTGATCATGATGATTAACGCACCTAAAACAGAAATTATATTTGAATATCAAAAGGAAAAATTAACATGAACAAAAAAATAGCAGTTAGTAGCAGGAGTTGAAGAGTTGAAAGTTGGTAAATAATGTGCAGTCCTAGAAGAATTAATGCGCCACAACGAAAAGGCTATATCCTGTGGATACTAGAGGCAGAACGGCAACGAAAAGAAAAAGAGTTAAAACAACTTACGTATTTTGCCGTAGGTGTGGCGATAGTGCCTTTAGTTTTTATAGCATGTGCGTTACTGTATGTTTTGATTAAGTAAAGGATATGGGCGGTGAAATATCCGCCCTATCATAAGAGGTGAGTATGAGGAGTTACTACAGAAAGTTAAGGCAACATATATTATCTTGCCAAGACTTCCAAAGTCTTGATGAATGTTTTGACATGGTATACAACGCATGGAATGTAAATGATATAGGAAACCGAGAATATTACAAATTAATGAAAATTATTGATGGTGTTGTGAAAAAAGGAATTAAGTGTACGAAGATAGGGTTATAAGAGGTGAATGAAATGAATGAAGAAAATAAAAATGAATTAAGTATTAGTGAACCCGAATGGCAAGCTAGATTTAGAGGAGAGTATAAGGCATTAAAAGAGCGTTACAACAAACTACACAGAATGATTGTTAAATATGATGCTGGAACTTTAGATTTTAAACCAACGTGTCCTATAGATTTATTGCGTAGGCAAAAGGCTACTATGGGAGAGTATTTAAACATACTTGAAATTAGAGCGGAAATTGAAAATATACGTGGTTTAGATGATGATAACCATAAATTAAAAAGCGATTATGAAATAGCGAAGAATGGAAGATTTGCATGAGTAACTATAGCGGTTACGTTAAACACTCAGATTTTTACATAGCACCTCAAAGCTATCAAGATGCATTTGATTTCTTGTGCCAGCTTGCGGTAGAGAGTGAAGAAGATGTGTTCTATATCGGTAAAGTAAGTGAAAACATAGCTGATTTTGATTTGTATGATGTAGTTGAATTTAGATGGAATGAGGATAGAGGAGCGTGGATAGAAAGTGTCTAAACGATATGTGAAAAAGGTTAGTGAAATTCAAGCTATACAATACAACGGCAATAACGCTATGGAAGTAGTTGAATTCGTTGAAGATGTAGTTGGGTGTTATTGGTTTGAGAAGTCATCATTAGAAATCACAACAGAGAATGAAGTGATTGCGTGTTCTATAGGTGATTATATTGTTAAAGATCACAAAGGTAAAATTAAAGTTTATAAGGCAAACGAATTTGAAAAGAATTATAGCGAGGTAGAAGATGATTAGTGATAAACAAGGTAGAGAGTGGTTACTTCAAAAGTTATATGATGAGGGCTGGAAATATTATATTAAGAATATCGGTGATACTGCATTTGTAACAACAAAAAGACCAGTTACGAATGGTGGTATATTAGATATAAATAGTGGTGGTCATGTAAAGTGTATTAATAACATAAGCAAAATAATGCCACAAATAGAGCGGAATGAAGTGTTAAACATTGCAGAAGAATTAGGTATTGTTGATTGGTCGAAAGTGGCAGTTGATACACCTGTATTAGTAAGTAACGATAATAAAGAATGGATTAAAAGATATTTTGCGAGATACGAAGATGGAAATGTATATTGCTGGCTAAGTGGAAAAACATCATGGACTGCCATTTGTGAACTTTCGATTGGACATTGGGATTACACAAAACTAGCAGAGATATAAATATATGACATGGTTTATGTTCTTTTGTTTATGGCTTGCAGTTGGTAATACAAACAATGGTTATGCAAATGCAATTATATTTATAGCGTGGTGCGTATTGGTGTATTTGCTAGCTATAAATGGTAATTTTAAAGAGTGAGGTGAAGTGTTTGGGAGAATATGACGAAAAACAACTGATAGAAAAGGCGGTTGAGTATCTACAACCTGTTAAGTTAATTGATGTACAGATTGCATCTATCAAAGAAGAAATCAATCAGTTAAGAGCAAACCTTACGTCTATGGGTGCTATAGACTATTCAAAGGATAGAGTAACCGGCGGTGGAACTCCGCAAGGGTTAGAGGGTAGCGTAGCTAGATTTCTTGATACAGTAGCAGAACGTGATAAGCGTATTGATGAGTTGTCAAAATTAAAATGCGATGCGATCACTAAGATAGATGCACTAGATGAAAAGCTAGGGGCAATCATCTTGCGTTATGAGTTTGTACTCAATAATACAACCGAAGATGCGTATAAAATGATTGGGTGTTACTCAACGAAACAGGCGAAGAGATACAAGCAAAAAGCATTATTGGAATTTGGGCGAAAACTTGTCCAGTAATGTCCGTAAATGTCCGTGATTGTCCGTACACCTATAGTTTGCTATTAGGTATAATATATATGTAGAAGTTGCCACTAAGCGACTACTACTCACTCTTTCCTTAGGATAAATCAAACACAACAACAAGCACGCCCATAAAAGAGCGTGCCTTTGTTGTATATGGGCGAAATGGAACGTATAGCGCTAACGGTCGCAGAGTAGCAGCGCAACCATATTTGATTAGTAAGGAAATAACACTATACTTTTTCTAATTTCAATTTTGAAGTATGTGTTAAGACAAAAATTTTATATGTAAATTTACTGCTAACTGATAAGGGTGGGTCGAATATCCTCACAATATATAGCTTATACATTATTAACCTTAAAGATATGAACCTGCCCTAATTAGTTATACACATTGAATACTGACAACTAGCAGCCTCCAAAAGAAACTTATTCATATTCTTGTTGTTACTTAACCTAACACGATTACGATCCATCAAATTGTTAGTTGTTGGTATTGAGTGTGTAATTGATTATTGAAAACTGGAGTTATATTTGTTTCCTAGGTACTTAACACACGATATAGAGTTTTAGAAGAAATGCTAATTCCTATGTGTTACATCGACAAGAGAGCGATGGTATAACTTCGGTTTTGAATAATTAACATAAACAAAATGAATAAATTTATCACAAAATGGGGTGTATTCACGGCGATATACTCCATTTCTTGCATAAATCTATCATAAAGGGGAGATTATGACGGATGTAATGTGTTGTAAAAAGAAGTGCCTTAACAATAAGAATGGCATATGTACCGCAAAGACAATAGAATATGACGGACTATGTCAAACATATATTACTTGTGGTGGTGCAAGTAAAGGTAATTATGGCTTATGTGTTAGATCACATGGCAAATTAAAAAGGAAAGGTGGCGAAGTGCTTAAATGATTAATGCGATTAAACAATTCTTAGAGGATAGAAAACTATTCAAACAAGCAGCCAAGGACTTGAACAATAAAGACCTACAGGCTAAAGCTAAATACGCATACGAACATCGTGGCGATACAATGATTACACTCATCGATGGTTTAGCTATCATATGTGGTGTATTAATCTTAATTGGTATTGTGTGGTGTTGGATGTGAATTACCAACCAACGATAAAGAAACTACTTAAAGCATTACAGATGAACGGCAGACGATATGTAGTAGACACAAGGCAATCATGGAGTAAATATGATAAGCCTTGCAAGATATATATTGTCAGTAGGATGTACACAGAGGAAGAGTACAAGCTAACATTCCCTCATAAGTACAAAAAGGGTAAGACGTTCAAACCGAAACAACTCTATAAGAAAGAAAGCGAGTATAGCAGTACTAAGCAACATGAAGTACTGCTTTTTTTAGTTAAGACATATAAAGGTGGTGAGTAACATTGACGAATATAGAAGAATTAGCACAAAAACTAACTAAGAAAGAACGCATATTCGCTGATGAATACGTTAAGACCACCAACGGAACACAAAGCGCAATTACTGCTGGATATTCAGAAAAGACGGCAAGAAGTAAGGGTAGTCAGTTATTAACAAAAATAAACGTGCGCCAATATATAGATGCAGTAATGAACGAACGTAGCAAAGACACAATCGCAACGGCTGATGAAGTGTTGGAATATCTGACTAGGGTTGTGCGTGGCGAAGAAAAAGATGCGTTTGGTTTAGATGTATCTGTTGCTGATAAAACGAAAGCAGCAGAACTCCTAGGTAAACGGCATATGCTATTTACCGATAAAGTGAAACTAGATGCAGAAATAGAGATTGATATATCAGACCGAATGAAACAAGCAAGGGTGAAATCTGATGAAGTACAACAAGGCACAACTGATTGATGCATTGGGTTCGTTCACTCATGATCCATTAGGCTTTGTATATTTCGCATTCCCTTGGGGTGAAAAAGGTACACCTTTAGAAAACTTTGATGGTCCTGATGAATGGCAAATTAAAATCTTAAGAAAGATTGGGGATGAATTAAAGAAAGGTAAAAGCCTTTCAAAGGCGATTAAAATTGCGATTGCATCAGGTCATGGCATCGGAAAATCAACATTAGTATCGTTTCTTATTTTATTTGCTATGGCTACACACGAAAATACAAGAGGTGTAGTTACTGCTAATACAGAAAAACAGCTATCGTCTAAAACATGGGCGGAGTTGAGTAAATGGTACAACCTATTTATAGCTAAAGAGTTGTTTGTTTATACCGCTACTGCGTTGTTTAGTGCTGATAAACAGTACGAGAAAACATGGCGGATAGATGCTATTCCGTGGTCGGAAAGCAACCCTGATGCATTCGCCGGTCTACATAACCAAGGAAATCGTATCCTTATCATATTTGATGAGGCATCTTCTATCGCAGACATTATTTGGGAAGTTGCAGAGGGTGCTTTAACGGATAAGGAAACAGAAATTATATGGTGTGCATTTGGAAACCCAACTAAAAATAGTGGACGTTTTAGAGAATGTTTTAGAAAGTATCGCAATTACTGGCACACAGAACAAATTGATAGTAGAACTGTTAAAGTTTCAAACAAAGTTTTGCTAAATGAATGGGTCGAACTCTATGGGGAAGATAGCGATTTTGTAAAAATTCGTGTTAGAGGTATATTCCCTAGTGCATCTGATACACAATTTATATCAGCATCAATAGCAGATGAGGCACAGAAACGAGTATACAAGGTAGGACAGTTTAATAACTTACCAACGATCATTGGTGTTGACCCAGCGTGGACTGGCGGTGATACATTAGAAATCGTAATGCGTAACGGCTACTCTATGAAGTGCTTGGCAACGATTGAAAAGAATGATGATGATATGCGTATGGCTAACCTCATAGCACAGTTTGAAGATGAATATAAAGCAGATGCAGTATTCATCGACCAAGGGTACGGAACTGGTATATACAGTATTGGCAAGTCAATGGGTAGACGATGGCGGTTAGTTGCATTTGGCGGTAAAGCACCTAATGATATGTACTTGAACATGAGGGCATATATGTGGGGCGAGATGAAAGAATGGCTAAAAGAGGGCGGTTCTATTCCACCGAATGACCAAGGGTTATATGACGATATAACAAGTCCTGAGGCTATCATCGATAAGAATGGACGAATACAACTTGAAAGCAAAAAGGATATGAAAGAACGAGGGTTGCCATCTCCGAATAAGGGCGATGCATTAGCCTTGACCTTTGCGTTCAGGGTCACTAAAAAAGTGAATGTTGGGAGTAGGGGTCATGCTAACACTGAGTATGATCCATTTAAACGATAAGGGGTGATTAAATGTGCATGAAAAATAAGATGCCTAACACACCAATGCCAGCACCAGCACCAACTGTACAAACGGATGATGCTACTACAACAACAACTGGTGAAGATTGGTATGCAAAGAAAAAGAAAGGTAAGAAAGGTTTTGAAAGTACTATCTTATCTACGGCAACTGGCACTAAAACAACATTAGGGGGTTAGATATGCAAGGAACTATCCTATCAACGCTTGCTAGACAACCCACTAACACAGAACCTAAAAAACGTGATTACACGAAAATTAAGGCGAAGTTTAAGGCAATGTTCGACAATCGTCAAAAGTACATTTCTAGGTGGAAAGATATTCGAGATTATCAACTACCTTTTCTTGGTGTATTTGACGATGAACAAGACCAATCAAAAGTACATACCGATAAGATTAATAATGGTGTAGCTTGGGAAAGTTGCCAAATCTTTGCTAGTGGTGTAATGAGTGGCATGACACCGCCTAGTAGAAAGTGGTTTAAACTCACGTTAGAGAATGCTGAGTTAGCTGCTAATAGTAAGGTAGCGGAAGTATTAGACGATAGAGAACAGATATTGTATGCAGTATTTGCTAAGTCTAATTTCTACAACACAGTCCACCAAACCTATATGGAGTTGCCATTTGGACAAGCACCTATGTCAATCATGCCTGATGCAAAAGTAGGTGTGAGGTTCACATCTTATCCAATCGGTACATATGCATTAGAGTGTGGCAGTAATGGTGATGTAAATACATTTGGTAGACGATACCGCATGACTGCTGACCAACTAGTGGAAGAATTTGGTTATAATGCTTGCCCTGAAAAAGTTAAACGTGCATTTGATGAGGGTAAGGGTAACGCAAGTACCTTTATTGTTTGTTGGTTAGTAATGCCTAACAAAGAACGTAATGGAAAGCTAGGCAATAAAAATATGCCTTATTCCTCTATCTACTGGGTAGAGGGTAGTAACACAGATGAAGTGCTAAGACATAGTGGATTCGAAGAATGGGCGATACCGATTGCAAGGCACACTACACATGATCTAAGCGGTTATGGTAAAGGGTGTGCATGGTTCGCACAATCAGATGCACAGATGTTACAGTTACTTGAAAAAGATTTAGTAACGGCAATCGAACTAGGTATTAAACCACCTATGAGTGCTACATCTGATGTTATTGGTAGTGTAAATCTATTCCCGGGTGGTGTAACGGAAGTTGACACAGGCGGTAAAGTTGAACCGATATTTAGTGTAGGAATTGATGTTGCAAACGTACAAGCTAAGATACAATTCGTATCTGAAAGTATAAAACGTGCTTATAGCGCTGACTTATTCTTAATGCTTGATAACCTAGATGCAGGGCAAATGACCGCACGTGAGGTTATGGAGCGTACACAAGAAAAGATGCAACAGTTAGGTCCTGTAGTCGAACGCTTACAAAGTGAGTTCTTGAACCCAATCATTGAACGTACTTATGGCATCTTGGATAGGGCTGAAATATTCCCTCCGATTGACGATGAAGTAGCGGAAATGCTAAACGGCTTAGATGTAAAGATTGAATACATCTCACCGCTAGCACAAGCACAGAAAATGTCTTCATTGGTAAATATTGAACAGTACTATGCGTTCATTATGTCATTAGCACAGGGCAATGCTAACATCGTTCAGAAGTTTAACTTTGAAGAGGCAGCTGATATTTACGGTGTAAATCTTGGTGTACCGATTAAGGTTATTCGTTCTAATGACGAGTATCAACAAATCATGGCGCAACAACAACAAGCACAACAAGAGCAAGAAGAACAAGCACAAGCAATTCAAATGGCACAACTAGCACCTCAAATGGCTGGTGCTGCAAAACAAGCAACAGAGGCAGCCAATGACGGAAACCCAGTAATGCAACAGTTAATGGGTATGGGGGTGTAGATGAGTAAAACAAAACAAGATTATATTCGTGATCGTGATATCGATGCACTTAACCACGTACTAAGTACTGAACTTGGTAGGTGGTTTTTTTGTAGGCTTTTTGACCACACAGGCATTTTAAAGCGTTCGTTTACTGGCAATTCAGAAACCTTTTTTAACGAGGGTAGACGGAGTGTAGGTCTAACTTACATGAATATGCTGGGGCAAATTGGCGATGGTGTAGAGGGTGTAATGAAATATCACCAAGCACAACTTGAATATATCCAACAACAAAAACTATTCAAAGATTTAGAAACGAAAGGTGAATAACTATGGCAGAAGATTTAACGCAAGGCACGAATGATAACACAACGAGTGCAGATAGTAGTACACCTACTACGGATAACGATACAAATACCCAAGACACAATCTTAGGCAGTGGCAGTGGTAGTGCTGACACAAGCAGCAACCAAGAACCACCTGCAGAACCTATTGTGTATGACTTTACGAAAGCCTTTGATAGTGGCGAAGTAGACCAAACAATAGCAGCTGATTTCTCTAAGTTGCTTAATGGCGTAGGTGCTACGCAAGAGCAAGCAGTAGAGATGGCTAAGTTTGGTGAAAAGTACGCAACTGACCTTGTAACTGCTTATGAAATTAAAAGACAAGAGGCTTTGGTTGAGCAATATGAGGGGTACAAAAAACACACCGAAGAGGTGTTAGGTAACAAATACGATGCAACTGTACAAAAGGCAGCGACTGGTGTGGAGTTAATCGAAAAAACAATTCCTAATATCCGTGAAGTCTTAGCTGAAAATGGCTTAGGTAATCGTATTGAAGTTATCCAAATGTTTGAAAAAATTGCTGACATGGCTGGTGAAGATAATAACGCTGGCGGTGGACAACCAACTGGCGGTACACAGTCAGAAGATGCAATCAGAAGAAACTTATATCCGAGTATGTTCAAATAAAAGGAGAAAATAATTTATGGCTACAATCGGAACACAAAACCCTACTTTAATTGATTTGCAAAAGCGCATGGATCCTAACGGAAAAGTTGCGCAAATCATCGAACAATTAAACCAATCTAATGAAATCATTCAAGATATGACAATGATTGAATGTAATGATGGTACATCTAACAAAACAACTG